GCCTTTGATGCTAAGAGTCGAGTTGACTTGGGGAATGCCCCTTTGGATCTTGATTGGACAGCGTTCATGACTGCATTTAAAGAATCTTTAAAATCTAAAGGAGAATAATATGTCTGATTTTGAAATTAACTTGACCAATGTCGAGGAAAAAAGTGGGTCGTTTGACCTTATGCCAGTCGGTGACTACGAGTTCGTAGCTACTGGGTGGGAGAAAAAGCATAGTAAAAAGGGTGATGCCTACTTGAATATCACATTCGATGTGACAGGCCCTACACAATCAGGTCGTAAGATCTGGGAAACCTTCATGCTTGCAGGAGCTGGGTTGAATGTGTCTATAAGCAGACTAAGAGACTGGAGGAAAGCAATGGGTATGGAACCTGATGTGGATGCCTTTGGTATAGAGCAACTTGAGAGTATGTTGAACATTCCTTTCAAAGCCAACGTCAAAGTAGAAGTTGGTGGAGACAAGGGAGACGGAACGAAATGGGCTGATAAGAATAAGATTGCTAGGTTTCTTGCAGTTGAAACGAAGAGTAGTACATCAGCTCCTTCGCAAAGTCCCAAAGCAGAACCAAAGTCTAATGACGATGGCTTTGATTGGGACAAATAATTTATCTATAAGGAGAGAGAATTTTTGTAGATAATAAATCGAGTGAGTAGTCTCAATACCGAGGCTACTCCTCGCACCCTTAGGTAGTATATACCTTAATATATTTTTGGAGAAATGTATGGCTATAGATAAGAGAGAGGCTAAGGCCTTGGTAGATTCAATGACATCTTTGTTGAACTCGTTAGATCAAAATTTTGACAGCTTGCCGTCTGAGTTAGATACTAAAGTTAAAGAAGCTAAATTAACATTATTAAACGTGGATATTAAAGATGATAAACGAAAAAAAATTCATAGAATATTTGGATAAACAAACTTGTGACAAGGTAATAGAAGACGTGCAAAATTGTTTAGATGAATGGACATTAAAAGAACTTGATTCAAGATCGGCAATAGTAACCCTAACCAGGTTTGCTATTGATCTATCTTTTAAGTTCTCACACACACAAACAGAAGCCCTAGAATTAATACTTAACATGGTAAACAACCACATGGAGATACCAGGTTTTGATTTTGATACTAAGGAAGAAGTTGAAAAGATAGTACATTGAAACTTAGATACTATCAAAGAGATGCAATAGATTCTCTACACCATTGGTTTGCCACACGCCCAGCAGAGGATCATGCTTTGATTGCTTTGCCTACAGCGGCAGGTAAGACCATTATCTTTTCTCACTTCATTAAAGAAGTATTGGCTAAAGATCCTACGGCTAGATTCCTAGTGATGGCTCATAGAAAAGAGTTAGTAGAGCAAGCAGAAACTAAATTAAAAATGGTATGGCCAGAAGCTCCTGTTGGAGTCTTGGCCGCAGGGATGAAGCGATACGAGATTGATTCACAGATCCTTGTTGCTAGTCGTGATACCTTGGCATCACCTAAGAGATTAGATGCTGTCGGTAGCTTTGACTATATGATTATAGATGAAGCACATAACGTACCGCCAAGTTCCCATACCAGGTACAAGAAGATCATAACAACTTTGTCTGATAGGAAACCCATGAACGTCATGGGCTGTACTGCTACACCATATCGTATGGGGCAAGGTTATATATATGGCAATCGTAAAGATCATTTCTTTAAGGACTTGTCTTACTCAGTATCTATACCCGATCTGATACGCAGTGGATTCTTATGTAGGCTATCTGCCTATGCGGTGAATGAACATGCAATCATTGATGCAGGATCAGTAGGATTAAAGTTTAAGAACGGAGACTTCAAAGAGAGAGAGCTAGAAAAGATAGCCATGGTTGACACTACTATCATAGAGGTTGTTAACGACTGGATTGATAACGCCTATACCAAGGGCAGAACAGCAACAGTATTCTTTTGCGTATCAGTATTACATGCGGAGAAGATGACCCAGTGTTTAAAAACCTACGGCATTATGGCTGAGTGCGTCACTGGAGAGACACCAAAAGAAAAGAGAGAGGATGTATTAGAGAAGTTTAACAACGGATCTATTCATGCTATATGTAACGTGGGTGTCTTGACTGAAGGTTGGGATGCACCTAGAGCTGACTGCATAGCGTTACTTAGACCGACTCAAAGTGTAGGCTTGTTTGTCCAGATGTGTGGCAGGGGCATGAGGCTTCACGAGGATAAGGATAACTGCCTACTACTAGACTACGGAGAGAATGTTGCCAGGCATGGCTGTCTTGATGAGGTTCAGCCTGATCAATCAGCACCCGCCAAATACCATCCTAAGATCTGCTCAAGTTGTAAGGCCATCAACCTACCTGCTGCTAAGAAATGTATTGAGTGCGACCAGGTATTTGAAGGAGCTAAGAAGTTTGAAGAGTTAGAGACTAGGAAAGAAAAGGAAGCTGCTAAAAGAACTAAGGCAGAGAGACAAGCTGTCCTGTCTGATGAAAGAGAGAAGGCCAAGCCAAGATACAAACCTGTTACAGATATCTATGCAACAGTAACCAAGTCCCATAACGGCAGTGAGTATTGTCAGGTTATCTTTACAGTTAAGAATGAGTTTTTCCCTAAGAAGATGCCACTAATGTTTGGTCATCCTACTGCACACAACATGGCAGTTCGTAAGTGGAAGAAGATAGCAGAAAAATGGGGATCACCCAATCAGCCTTGGATGGCCGCTGAACTAATAAACAGTGGTGCTTTCGAGAACATAGCTGAGATTGTTTTACAGAAGCAGGGCAAGTATGAGAATGTAATAGGGATAAGAACAAAGAATAATGAGGAGATAATGTTATGACAATTAACAACCTACTAGAAGAGGTAGAAACAAATGCTGAGAGAAGGCAACGATTTTATTTAGGCATCAGTGGTATCGGTAATCCTAATCAGAGACTCCTTTGGATGAGATACCGCTGGCTTATGCCAGACGATTGGGAGCCAAGAGTTCTCAGACTACTAGACCTGGGTAACGTAGTAGAAGAACATTTGATTGAGAAGCTACGTAAGATACCAAACGCAATCATCTATGACGTACAAGAGGATGGCAAGCAGTTTAGAACTGAAGCCCTTGGAGGGCATGTCAAGGGACACATGGATGGTATGGCTGAGAACTTACCAGGCTTAAGAGAGAACACCAGATACTTATTAGAATTCAAGACAGCTAACGATAGTCGCTTCAAGAACCTAGAGAAGCTAGGTAGCTATTGCAACTGGTCAGAAGAGTATGACGCACAGATCCATCTATACATGGGGCTGTTTAAATTAGATCATTGCATAGCCATTGTTTATAACAAGAACAACTCAGCTCTGTATACGGAGATCGTTGACTTTGATTACTTAAAGTTTGAGATGTTGATGGAGAAGGCTGAGAATCTATTGCTAACCAATACACCACCAGACAATTACATACCCGAGACTGACTACAGAATCCGTAGCTTCATGTCTGTTAAGGAGAGGGCCGCATACCTTGGCAGATCTTTGCCAGATAAAGTTCACTGTAGATCATGTCGCTTCTCTAGTGTTGATGTAAAGAAAGGGGATGCACATTGGCAGTGTTCACAGCATGACAAGAAGATAAGCGAAGAGAGACAGACTAAGGGATGTCCAAGACATAACTATATACCAGAGCTGATACCAGCTACTGTTATCGAAGTGGATGATAACTTTGTTATGTATGAGAAGGATGGCTTTAAGTTTATTAATGTAGCTGAGAAGAAAGGATCTAAAGAAGACAACCTTTATTCTAGTGAGGAGCTGATAGAAGTAATCAACAGTGGCTTTCCAAAAGAATTACTAGAGCAGTGTGATGCTATTAAGAAGTTAATGGATGGAAGTATCTCAAGCATTAGACCCTGGGTTGAGACAGGTACGCCTTTCTAATCCCTGGCTTTCTTTACTATTATAATTTTTATATCGGGGTAGAGAGCTTCAACAAGTTTCTTCTTTAATCTAAACATGGGTGTCTCTATGCCCTTAGTATCTTCTATGATCTCATCACCATTGATGTTCTTATATTTAAAGTCAGCCTTGTAAAGACATACCTTCTTCTCATTAACAAAACATGGGAAGGGTGGATGTATTTCTATGTCAGAGATTAGGCCTTGCTCTTCTAGTTCTTTAAGGTGATTGTATCTAGCGGCCTCAAGCTTACTGTCAAAAGTATAGCCGTCTAGCTTTACTTTCTTTGCCCCGTATTTGTTGTACAAGTTAGAGTCCTCGTAGTTTTCTTTCTTCTTCTTCTCTTAATACTTGAGCTGCTCTTGATCTTTGTTGATCTAAAGGATTAATAAATCTACCTGTAAGGTCTTGTCTTAGTTTTTGTTCAGCAATAGGGAAAGCTTCTGGGCTGACTTGCGATCCTCTCATTCGTGCCTCTCTTACTAAATTTGGATCTACTGTTATAGGTTTGAATATTCCTCTCATGACTGTCTCGTAGTTAGCAACCTTGGCATCTTTTAGTTCATTTTTAATCTGTTGCTCTGATAATCCTAAAGTTCTAGCGTCTTCTATTGCTGTGTACAAATCTCTTAATGATTTAAACCTGCTTTCGTTTTGATTCATGTAGCCTTGTAACAATTCTTGTGCTTGTCTTGGATCATTACTTCTAAGTAATCTATTAAAAGTATTAGTAGCATCTCTTATAGAATCATTAGCTTCAAAACCTCTGTATCTTAAAGATCTATCAACCTGTGGCTTGACTACTTTTAATCCACTAAATGCTTGTACTAATGTTTCTTCTACATCTATAACATTACCCATCCTATCTTTAATTGAATCTTCTCCTTTCTTATCGGTGCTACCAAATACTGCACGAGGAAAGTTTTTTTCTACTAACTCTGGTGGAGATACTCCGAACACTCCTTTGTTAGCACCTAGGTTTGGTTGTATTCTATAAGGACTAATAGTTGGTATAGCCGTGTCTGCAAAGTGATACATTCCTTTAGCCACTTTATCTCCTGGACTATCCGACACTCCCCATATCTTTTTACCTGTTGATGTTTCTCCATCTATAGAATCAAGTAATGCTTGTGCAGAAAACGCTGGCTCTACAAATGGTTGGAACATCTCACCAACTGCACCAACTGTTCCATCGAATAATATTTTTTGTAATGTCTCTTCGTCTCTTTGACCATTAGCAACTTCTTGCATGACTCTTGTTATGGGTCTTTTAAGATAATCGTATGGGTTCATGTAACTAAAGTTTATAAACTGTGTTGGATTGCCATCCTTATCAGAAGCTATAGGTATTAGTGATGCTGTTCTATCCCAAGGTGCAGCAAACGATCTTTTGTATGAGTCTATCTTTTCTTTATTTACTCCTGTTAGTGCTGATCCAAGAGCTACTAGACCAGCAGGTAAAGCAGTTGTAGTAGTAACAGCTCCTGTCAATCTTCTCATGCCTATCTTTTGTATTTCTTTATTGTCACTAGCTAATTCTTTTATGCCTCTTGATACAGCGTTGGTTGTATTTCTCATTATCTCAGCAGGGAAAGCAACGAAGTTACCAAAGGGTGAGTATCTTATTACCTTACCAACGGCAGGGACTACTCTTTGATAATTCTGTATAGTGTTAGCAGCTATCTCTCCTGCCTCACCTCTTACAAACATCTCTAATCCTTCATCGCCATACTTACTAATAATTTCAGATGGCCTTATCAATGCACCACCTTTACCTGCTTGTATATCATCAGCAAACTTTACAATATTTTTAGCAGCCTCTACTGGTACTAATGAATCAGATTCTTTAAGCAATGATTGCATGAGCCTTTCTTTCTCATTCAAGTATCCAAACACACGACCAGCATCATCAGTCATACCATAAGCTTTTTCAAACATTCTTATGCCACTTGCGTCTGCGGCTCTACCAAACTTAGAAGCTAACCCACTTCTTTCAGCAGCAAGTTTTGCTAACTCTAATGTTTCTCCAAGTTGAGCACCACCCTTTTGCATCATGCCTTCTTCTATAAGTTCTTTAATCTTGTCAGCTTTTAATACTCTCTTCTTTGGATCAAGTAGACCAGCAAAACTTGTTGATACTGCGTCAACAAACCTACCTGTAGTTCCAACATTACCATTAAGTAATGAGAAGAAAGGAATACTAGTAAAGTTTCTTACCTGTGCACCAGGAGAGAGGACTGTCTTACCATACTGAGATGCTGCTTTAGTAGCTAGCATGGCTGTGTAAGCCTTTCCAAGTACAGGCCATTGAGCTTTTTGATCAGTCACCGCATCCATTAAAGCATCGTGAACATCTGCTCTTGCATAAGATCCTGACAGTGCACCAGAGTCATTTCCAAATCTTTTGAATGTAATGCTTTCATTTATATTATTAGGATTGGTTGTTGTTATTTCTGGTGCAAATGTTCCGTCTTGTTGCTTGCCAAAATCTTTTGGTTTTAAAAACTTAACTCCGCCTGACTTCTCAGCAACAGAATCTAATTGTTTTAAGTTGTTAAACATTTCTGTCTTAGCTACTAAGCTAGAAAGTTTTTGAGATGTAACACTGGCAGTAAGCTTAGTATTATTTAAAGCAGACTTCCAATCTCCTTGTAAGTAACCAGCTGATTCTCCTAATGCTCTTCTTGTTTCTGGGAGATTGTTTAATGTTCTACCTTTTAATATAGCTTTGTCTGCATTTAATCCTTGCAAGATCATCTGATCTGTTTCAAAACTATGAGCAGTTTTATTTTTAGGCCCAGGGTTTATTAATTCTCCAAAGGCATCTCTTGCCTGTTGTGGGTTGAGCTCAAACGCATTCTGTATTTCTATTAAAGCTTTCTTTTG